ACGGGCTTTTTGCCTCCACCCGGCGGTTAAGCACAAGGTTCTCAAACTCGGCCTGGCGGGACGGGAGGCGCTTCGCGCTGGCGGCCATATCCAGCACTTCTTTCTGATTCATGAACACGTCAAACGCCGGGTTCGCCGCTCTGATAGCCTCAACCGAAAATGCGTCGATATCTTCCGGCGCGGTCTGCAGTCGGACCACCGTTCGCGGGTCAGCGCCAGTCAGGCCGTCATCAATCAGCAGGCTGAGAAGATCGTTGTCGTCGGGTGCCTGGGTGCTGATGATGATTGAGATGGGGTTTTCCTGCGCGGCGGTGGCGGTTTCAAGCGCCTCATAAAGTGGATCACGGGGTCCGCGAACCTGCCCCAGTTCATCGTGTGCCACGAACCGTGGAGAGAAACCGTAAGCAGTGGTGGCCTCCGCACTCAGTGCGCGGTAATAAGAGCCCAACTCAGGGCAATGAATTTCTTTGGCTGAGTCCTTAATCGCGACGTACTGCATCAGTACCGGATTCATCCGGCACATTTTTGAAGCCAGGTTAAACAAGATTGCAGCCTGATCGCGTGAACGTGCTGCTGAATAAAGCTGGGAGTTAGGTGCCGCTTCCGGCCCGACCAGGTAAAGCAGCATCAGCATGGCGGTTTCCACCGTCTTGGCATTCTTTCGCCCCCTGCTGATAATCGCGCGGCGGGTGCCATGCTTGTTGTCAAAGATGGCCCTGAAATCGTCCTTCATGAACGGAGCCATCTTCAGCCGCTGCCCGACGAACTTGCCTTCAGGGATCAGGATGTTCTGCTCACACCAACGGATGTTTCGTTCAGCCCGCGTAAGGGTCTTTTTAACCATCAGTTAATCAGCCTTAATCAATTTCCCAGGGCTTCTTCTCCCGCGCCAGGTTGTTATGTGCCCGCCCCACTGTTTTCGGGTCGGCGGTAGCCTGGCGGGTGATCCGCAGGCGGGTTGCAAGAGAAGACGCTGAACGTACCTCGCGTTCCCGCATCGTCAGTAACTTGTCGTAGCGCTTCAGGCCATCATCACGGGCCAGCCATTCAAGCTCGAATTCCTCGATCTGGGTGGTGAGCAGCCGTGCCTGCACCACATGACGGCAGTACATCTCCAGCATGTCGCGGTGCGTTTCGGTGAAAGAGCTGGCCGGGTTGTCGTTAACCAGCCTTACCCAGACATTGATCTCCGGGTCGCTGAGGTGCAGCGACGGCTGCAGCCTGCTTTCAGCCAGAGCCGGAAGCGAGACAGCCGACGTCGCGGCCAGAGATTTTCTGCCTCGCTGAGCCATCATTTTTCCTTTTTTTCTGGACGTTTTTAAAATGAAACGGGGGAGCGCGGTCTTTAAGATTTTGCAGCCAGAGTTTTACCCCACCCCCACCCTGCCAGCGCCTGGATGATTTCGGTTACCAGATCACCCGACCGTCACTGTCGAATTCAGTTACCGTTCCACCCTTCTCCATACGTTGCTTTACCGAGTCGTGGCAGCGCTTGCACAGGGACTGAAGGTTATCCGGGTCATGAAAAAGCGCCTCATCTCCCTTATGCGGGGTGACGTGGTCAACAACAGTTGCCGCAATCACCTGATTGCGTCTGAGGTGGAACTCACAGAGTGGTTGCTTCTGAAGCTGGTGATAGCGGAGCCGGTACCAGCGCTTGGTGTTATAGAGGTGGTGCCAGGGTGAATTAGAAGCCATAAAACTACTTCCGAAAATGCAGTAAACCGCCCGGCTTCAGTGCGTCCTGTATGGCATCGTTCACCACCAGTCTGACACTGGTCTCATTGATGCAGCTTGTTTCACCAGCTTGTGCTTGCCTGTCTTCAATGCACAAATTGTCAGGGAAGTATTCAGGGATGCCATGCACTTCAGCGCGTACACCATAGCGATCGTAAGTCGCAGAACCAGCAGCATGCTCCAGTCTGTAACCATCATCACTAATAATGACTCGCAGCTTACGCATGACATTCTTAAGCGGTAAGGGTTTCATGGTGATTTCCTTTTAGATGTGAGCCTGTCGTATGGGGCAGCCGCCCGAGAGAAACGGTTTCCCCAGGCTCACGACTGAAAGACTCTCTTTGGTGCACGTACGATGCGCAATAAAAAGCCCCGCATCAGCGAGGCCAGGGAATTAATCATTTAGTAATACGTGAACTACGATACGGGCGCGGGCTGATATTTCATAATGGCCCACTCAATATCAGACAGAGATGGTTCGATAACCGGAAATCCAATCCAGTAATATTTCCCGTTGAACGACCGATACTGAAAAATTGAGAAGACAGCTTCACGAAGGTGCAGATCGGTTGCCTGAGCAATGTATCTGTAACGATGCACTCCTTCTTCTATCTCCCGTACCTCACCACTCCAGCCCTCACCAAACAGCATAACGTTCCGCATGCAGCTTTCCGATTATGGTTACAAAGTACTCACATTATAACAGGCGCTCAGTGTTTACCTGCTTTAGTTGCGCTTCGCTTATGGGATACATCCCATATCCGGTTAGCGGTACATTGCTAAAGTTAACAGGTAACGAAAATGCATTTGCATGCCCTCAGAAGAATTTGGATTTCCTTCCCACGGGGGTTATTTTTCGTTATTGCAACGGACCGACCCATCTAAGATTAGTCCCAATACCCCCGCTTACGCTTGTTAACGAAAGCTTAACAATCATAATCAGGTTTCCTGCCACGACAGGAGCTGAAAAACCAACGAAAGATCCTTGCCATTGAGAAAAGAATAAGAGTACGAAGTACTGTAATGTTCTACTCTGACTCGCCCTCCTACCCGGGGGCTTTTTTTTGCCTGGCACAAATTCATTCACAATAAATGCCGTTCAAGCGAGTTAATGCTTGAAAAATCACCGCTTACGCTTGTTACCACAGATCTACTAACCATACTCAAGTTTCCTTTAGCACAGGAAACAGGCACCGCAGCTTGACCCTTTACATTGAGAAAATAAGAAGTACAAACGCACATGCCATAGACAATTCCGGTTCGCCCTCTTAATGGGGGCGTTTTTTTATTGTTTTCCAGAACGTCAGCGGAAATACAAAACATCATAAGACGTGTTAGTAAGCGCCCTGGGCTGTTCACTTCACGGCGTTATACCAGGCCTGCCAGCGGTACTTGTCCAGCCTGAGCTGACGTAGACATTCGGCGGTTTCGATATCCGCCTGCAGGTCTTCGTCGCTGTTTCCCCCTGCGTCACTTGCCCTGCATGGTTCCTGCATCAAATCCGCTGATGGCGTTGGCAGCGTCGATAGCACGCTGGCGCAGCCGCACAGACTCATCATCAAAATCACACCTGGTACGATCCGGAGACTGAACATATTTCACCACGTCGCGGTAAATGGTTCGGTAGATCACTTTCCCTTCGGCGGTGGCCGCAGCGGCTTTCTTCTCTACCGGCTGGATGGCTTTCTCGGCCTTTTCTTTTTTGGCTGCCGCCAGTTCGTTGATATGGTCGGCGTGGGCATTCCATCCAGAACGCCATGAAATCAGCGCGGTGGCGGAGATTGCGACCACCAGCACCAGAAGTACAAATCGCAGCTTCATACCAGCGCACTCCGCGCCCGGTTGTAACGCTGTCGACGGTCCTCAAGCCCGTTTTGCCCGCCATTAATGATTTGCGTGACGCGGGCCAGGTCGCCGGAGTAAAGCAAACAACCGCTGGTGGCATAAAACCACGCCGCCGAACGCGCCGCGTTGCGGTCTTGCTCCAGCAACTCGGGACTGGTGACCAGATCGAGTTTCAGCGCGGTACCGCATTTGGTGTAATTTGCCTGCCCGGTGATCTGAATCAGGCCGCGCCCGCGATATTTCCAGCCATCGCCCGGCGCTTTATTGCCCAGGCGTTTGCTGTACACCAGATTGGCGATGGCGCGCTGGCGTTCCAGCGGTAACACCTTTTCATACGAGCGGCGGCCCAGCGCGTTTGCCTGGTCCTGTGTGAGCCGCCCGGCGCGGACGAAATTCGCCAGGCCTGCCACGCTGTAATTCATGCTTTCCACCAGCCGGGTGAAGCCAACAG